TCCACAGAGCCATCAGCGTCTGATTCTCACCAAGACTAATACGAGCATATGTCGTCCCACCGTTGGTGATGTTCAGGTTGCCAGTAGGTGCTTGTGATCCGCTGACATAGGCACGAAAGACACGAAGAAATGTCTGTGTAGTTGTAGCTGTACCAGCACCAGCAAGAGTTACTTCCTGATTAACTTCGTTGTAATCTTCATCCAAACCAAAGACTATTACCTTTACACCATTATCGTTTGCTGGTGTACCGGCATTTGTTGTTACAGTCATAGCAACGGCAGAACTAGGATAGGCGTAAATACCACCTACATCCCAGATAGTTTCTTCTGTACCGTTTACATCAGGATTAAAACCAAATTTAAAAATAGATTTATGTTTATAAATTTGATTTCTAGATACCTGCAAATTAAATGGTTCGTGTATACCTCTTGCAGTTATAGATGGAATAATCATTGCCATTATGTTCTATACCTTTTTGTCTTTGCTGCTATTTTTTTAGGTTGTTTGACAAATTGTTTTCCAGCTTTTGTACCAGCCTTTTTAGCTTTTGTTGTAGCAGCATATTCTGAAGGAGTCAATGCTTTAATTGCTTTTTCTGGAAGATATCTTTCTCCTGTTTTACCAGAAGGCTTTCCAGATTTAGTACGCCATTTTTGTTTAGTCCATTTAGAAAGTTTATTAGTAGGTTTCTTTTTTCCAGAATACGTACCACCAGCATCTTTATAATATTTTACTGCAAGTTGCATAGCCCTAGCAGAATGCTTGCCACCCATTTTAGCTTTAGCTTTGGCTTTAGCAGCAGCCCATTTTTTAGGGTCACGCTTAGTAGCAGTTCCACTAGTCTTTTTTATCGGCATCACAATCCTTACATCTACAATTTTTACAGACTTCTACAGCGTTATCACTAGAATCAATGTCCTTTTTTAAGACTCTTCCACAATGACATTCATGACCACAGTTGTTACAAGTCATTACTTACCTACTTTTTTCATAGCTACACTATGAGCTTTTTTAAAAGACTTTCCTTTTTTCATTTCTTTTTTCATAGCAGACATATGTTTTTTAGTTTGTCTTTTAGCATGTTGTTTCATAATCTTTGAAGTCATTTTCTTTTAATTCCTTTTACATGCTTTTGAGATTTTGGAGGAGCCTTCTTTGATCCTCCTGGTCCAGCCCAAAAAAACTTATCTGCCCAATATGCGGGACTAGTTTTCCCCCTGGCTATATTCTTTGCATGTCTAGATTTAAAAGACTTACGAGCTTCAGAAGAATAGTTATGTCCCATTGACTGTGCGCCAAATCGAATAATCTTAACTCGCTCTCCATCCTTTACGGCAACAATACCTTTTTTAGTAGGATGAGATGGAGTTTTCTTTGGACGGTTTAAACCAGACAGTCCATGCTTTTTAAGCTTTCTTTTGTCTGCTTCAGAAAGAGCCATGACTAAATATTCTTATATGAATAGTTTGCTTTACCGAAACCTTTTTTAGCAGCACCACAGCCACGTACTTTTCCACCTGATTTTCTAATTTCAAAACCACCCATATCTCGTAGTTCTTTTTCAGTAGGCCGTACACCTCTAGAAGCACCTATGCCCATTTCTTCTGCAATTTGACTTGCGGGTGGAGCATACTTACCTGTTTCTGCTAAAACTGATTTACCTTTTTTATTACGAATTTGCTTTGCTTGTCCAGTTTCAATTAACTCTCTTCGCCTAGCTTTAGAAACTTTTTCAGGTAATTTAACTTTAGAAGGAAGAACTTCACTACCACCAGCAGTAAGTTTAATTCTAGTTGGTTCTTTTACAGCACTAGCAGGAGCATCATCTTTTTTCTGTTGTCTAATTAATCTCTGAAGTTCTCTATTTTCAGCAGGAGTTCTTTTAGGTTTAGAAGTTTTAGGTTTAGATTTAAGCTTAGTTTTAGGTTTAGCTTCATCTGCTACCTGTTTATTAATTGCTTTTTTAACACCAGCAATGTCTGTATCCATTTGTTTAGCAAGCCTAGAAAGAATACTTTTTTGAGATTTACTCAAACGACCTTTTTTAGTCGCAGCTTCTCTAGCAGCCGTTGTAAATTTTTTATTCATTTCTTTCTGCTCCCCTTTTTCTTTTGAGCTTGACTAAGAGCAATAGCAATTGCTTGTTTTCGATTAGTAACTTTTTTACCTGAACTTGTTTTTAGTTTTCCAGATTTATATTCACCCATAACTTTTTTTATTTTACCTGGACGTGTAACTTGTTTTTTTATTTTACCTGGACGTGTAACTTGTTTTTTTATTTTAGAGCGGTTAATCATAGCAACTAGCTACAAGTTTATTCCCATCACTACCGCCAACTTTACCGCCATGTTTTTTATACATAACCTTTCCACCATAATTCTTTTTCTTTTTCTTTTGATCAAAAATAGATGGGGGAGGAGTGCCTTTAGTTCCTTTAGGTGTACCAGTACCTTCTGCATAAGGATCAGTCTTTCCACCTTTTTTCATAGGCTTAAAGCCACGTTTTTTAAATACCTCATAATATTCACTTTCAGTACCTTTAAGACGTTCTGCTCGTTTTGCATTTGGTTTTAAGTTATCATAACCATCTTCTAATTTTTTTATACCAGTAAGTTTTTTTGATCTTTCAAAAGAACCACGATCAGCAGCTTTTTGATCACGTTCACCACGATCTAAAAGCATTCTTTTTACTTTACTTAATACCATTTTTTTAGGCATTAGCTTGCTCCTTGTGCTATTGTGTTAGGACCGCCAGCAGGAGAAGCTGCAATAGCCATGTCATCCTGTCTAGTACGTCTTGATTGATTTCTAAGTGCTTGTACTGCTCCAACATATTGTTGTTGCCATATATTTAAATTATTCCAATCTTTATTAAACATAGTTGCTTCCAGCATACAACCATAAAATAAAGCATCATAGCAATACTCTGTAAAATAATTTGATGTAGTTACACTTGTTCCCGTAGCTGAAGCAAGAGCTAATGGTTGAGAAGCTGTTTGAATTTCAGCAGTAATTGAAGAAACTGGTGTTGGTACAATTTTAATTGTAGAATTATTTTTACGTGTATAATATCTTGGTGTGCCTGTAGATGCACTAACAGGCCAATAGTCATTTACATACTCTGTAGTTCTAGGCAATAAATTAGTTACGCTTGTTCCGCTACTTGTTTTATAATTAACATTACGAATAACTCGAACACGATCATTAAGAGTAATAGACCCTGCATTAGCTGAAGATACAGAAACAGTTGTATATTCATCTAAACCAAAATCATCTAGGTCTTTAACCAAACGAAATTCAGCCTTCTGAACAAATTTAGGAATCTGAGAAGAAAACTCAGTTCCATCATTTTCAGAAGTTTTAATAATATCGTCTTTAAGATCAGCGTAATTAGGCATTATTAACCACAAAAAACTGTTAGACTGGCACCATCGGTAGGTGCAGATACAGATACAACACCATACACAGGTGTTCCAAATTCACTAATATAAATATCTGTCGATTCGTTTGCAGCTACATTAAATACAATTGCTGAACCTTCAGCAGTTTTATTAGAAATCTGCCGTTGACCTTTAATTGTAAAAGTACCGGCAGCACTAGCAAGCGCATGAATAGATACAATACGAGTAGTCGTTGGAGTTTGTCCTGAAGAACCATTGTTTCCAACAGTGTTGCCCGTCTCAACAAATGTCAATACAGCATCTCCGGTAGCAGTTGCAGCTTTAATATTAGTACTCATGTCATCTCCTTTAAAAGAATGGGAGAGTAGCCGTAACTACTCCCCCCTCTTTAGACTTAGGACGAACCAGCGTTTCCGAAGAAACCACGCCAATCAGAGACACCGAAGCTATAACGCTCACGGGCTTTGAAGCGAAGGTTGCCAGTATCAAAGTCAGGCTCCATCTTCGTCTGAAGCGGAGAACGAACAAACATCTTCGTGCCTTGCGGAACATCCGTTTTAACGAAGAAGGCATTCGTGTCAGTAAACCGACGATTGATAAAGAAACCTTCCGGCAGCATACCCATGTGACGGGTAGCATTGATGGCATTCGTATTCGGGTTAGCCGAACCAGCACTCGTCTGAGTGTTGCCAGGGCTAGACAGAATGCGAGACGCAATCGCCCAGGAATCAACCGGAATATGCAGAGAAACTGCACTCGCACCAATAAGAATACCACGATCATCCTTCAACTTCTGAATGTTCGTAATAGCACTCTCAAGAGACGCTTCCGTCAGGTCAGCCGCCGAAAGAAGGTTAGACTGATTACCATCCGAAATAGTCGGGTGCGAAGCCGAGAAGAACGCAGCACCATCGCCAATGGTATCACTGAAACCATTATTGAAAAGGTTAGCCGCCTTTACCTGCTTGGTGTTAGCCATAGCACGGGCAAGTCCTCTGGCACGAATCTTGGCAAACGTATCATAAAGATTGTCTTCCATAGCTTCTTCAGTAACGGCAAACGCCAGGGCAACAGTCTCGTGTGAGTAACGAGCGGTGTAGCTTTCCTGTGCGCTGTCATAACTGACGCCAGCACCTTCACCCTTAACCGGGGCAGTACCAAAACCAGTAAACAGTACTTCTTCTTCAAAAGCACGGTCCGAATTTTCAACATCATAAAGAGAAGCATGTTCGTCATTAACTTCTCCATACTCCATTCCAAATACAGCATTAAGGCCAGGAAGGAGTTGTTTGCTAATACTAGCTCTATTAATAGCCATTATAAATCCTCCCTATTAAGCCGTAGTTGAAACAGATGCAGTGACGTAACGATCACGGTGCATGTTCAACCAGCATTCAACAATCGGATACGCATCGGAATCCTTTTCGTCAGGATACTGAGCCTTACCGATAACACGAACCTGCGCCACAGCTTCCGTACCAGACGCACCATCCAGATAATAGCTGGACTGACCAGTGGTCGTGCTACCGGAAGAAGCCGTAGAGCTAACCGTAACATTGTAGTTTTTAACAGGAAGCAACTCAGCCGCAGAAAGCGAAAGAGAAGCTTGAATGTAATAAGTCTGATCAGGATCAGTAATTACAAAAAATTTAACGTCCGTGGCACTAGTCCCACCCGGCCAATACCGAGAAAACTTCTGCTCACCGTTTTCCACATACTGGCAACCCATAAAAACACCAGAGGGTTTTAGGGTCGTAGCAACATACGGCGTAATCGTCGTAAGGCCAGCACCGGGAAGAACAAACGGATCACCAGTATAAATACTGTTGGTAGGCGATCCAGCCATACCAGTAGAAGTCAACTCAATAGTATCGGTAACAGCTTCATTATTGTAAGCTCCACCTTTTTTACGAGCAGGAATGAAACCACGAAATGCTTTAGTAGTAGACATGTTTCATCTCCTTAATTAATAGGAATCAGTCCTGAAAAGAGGGCTGTCTTCCTTTTGTTACAACAGAACGGCTAGAGTTAGTTACAGGCATACTTGCTAAACGAGAATCAGAATTATTCATTAGCTGAGAATTTACAGCATCCATCATTTCGTTAGCTTTGTTTTCATAAAACTTTTGTCTAGCCATAGCTTTTTTAGCTGGCATTTTAGCAAGGGCAAGATCACCTCGACTTACCGTTCCCTCATACCTGCCATCCTCTCTCACGAAAGAGGAGATTGCCATCTCTGGTACTTCTTCTGGAGAAACAAACACCCAGCCTTCTTGCTGACGTTTGCCTACATTTGTGTAGTCATCTTGGCCCCTGAAGGAGACTCGTATCCAACGTAAAGCCAAATTCTCTGCATGAAACCTTTCTTTAACAGCTTCAGGAATTGCAAGAGCATCTGGCTCTTCAAACGACCATTCTTCTTCTCGTTCAAAATTTTCTCTTTGATTGCTCATACGTGATTCATTTCGTGTCATTTTTTCCTCCACGCTTATGTAATATCAGTGTACTCACCGTCCGCTCTAGTTACCTTTAACTTTTCGGCTGCGTACTGTTCAAGTGGTATACCCCATTTATTTGCAAGTCTAACATCTTCCTTAGAAAGTTTGACTTTTGAACCGGAGTTTGGAGACGAGCGTGAAGCCCCCGAAACTACTTGAGAAGGTTGTAACGTGTTATCCTCCGCACGGACTGAAGGTTGAGTAAAAGCACTTGCTAGTCTTTTATCAATCTCCATGTAAAAATCATCTTCGTTAGGATCGTATCCTTCTGACTTTAGCTCTGCATCAAGTGCTAATGCAGCAGCAGTTTTAATTGTGTCTTGACCGAACCAATCATTTCGTTCTGCCCACTCCTGGGCTTTAACATCAATTGCTTGAGACTGTCTTGGTTGTTGTTGAACTTGATTGTTTTGTTCTTCATTAACCCTTTGTTGTCTTTCAGTACCTGCTTTAAGTTGACGAAGAGTTTTCAAATCTGATTGTGCATTATTTAAAATTTCTTGCGCTTCTAAAACTTTTTGAGTTTCATTATTTTCAAAAGCTTCAGCATACGCATCTTTTGCCAATCTAATTGTTTTTTCTAAAGCCTCTTCATTTGCAGCAATACTTCTGTTTGTAATTGAATATACTTCATTATTTTTTTGTTTTAAATTATTTTGAAGTTCTTCGTTCTGAGCTAAAAGAGATTCAATCTGTTCATCTCTTTCTTTTCTTTGACGAATAAGCTGTCTAATTCTTTTTTCAGCACCTTTAGTTTCAATTCCGTCAAGTTCTTTTGGAACATCCTCAGACTTTTGTTCTTCAATAGGTTCCGATTCTTGTACTGTAGGTTTTGATTCTTGTACTTCAGGTTCTTCCTCAAGTTCAAATTCTACTTGTTCTTGTTCTTCATTATTGGGAATAGAAACATCTTCCCAATCATCTTCTGTATTATTATTCATTTTTTTCTCCGTTGCTAACGACACAAACGTATTTACGTTATATATTATTATAACACATAAATGTTAATTTCACAAATCAACTTGACGCTTTTGATAAATTAAATGTTGGGTCAAGGTCTTTTGGGTCTTCAACACGCATTATAATCTGATCATCAAATAAAAGAATTAGTCTAACTCCTTTATAAAATAACTTAGTTCCAGTATGTTTACCGTAACACACATAGTCCCCTTTGTTGCACCACGCACCATTAGGAAACTTATCTACTTCTTTATATGCCAAGTCTCCAAGAGCTAATACCTGACCTACAGTAGTAAGGTAAGACATATCGTCTCTTGTCGAATCAGGAATAAAAATTCCACCCTTGGTAATACTTTTAACAGATACAGGACGAACTAAAACGTGAAACCCCGGCAAATTTGGAAGTGGCGAGGGATCAGGAACTTCATCCACATCTGTAATCCATAAATCATTTTTAACCGCCCCACCCAATTCTAATTGCTGCATTTAGTTAGTCATCCTCCATATGTAATCGTTTTCTAACAATATCTTTTAAATTATCTCTGGCCCATTCTATTCCGTGAATGGAACCTACTATTTGCCTGTAGTGTGAAAAATCTTCAGCAATGCCAGACCCAAGAGAAGTTCTTAGTCTGTCAATTTCTTTATTAAACTCTACTGCAATCTCATCCCAAATTTCCATTACTTACTTTTTTTGGAATCAGAAATCTTCCAAGAATTTTCGTCCCACTTGTTAAGTGCGCTGCGAATATTTCTGGAACCAGTAACATCCATGGCATACGGATCACCAAAACTCTTATCGGTTTCCTTTACATGCGTAGGATATCCTTTACCCTTCTGCATCATTTCTCATCTCCTTAAATTGACTGTCTGCTAGTTTAATTAAATTCTCAAGAGCAACTTCATCCATTTCTTTGTCATCGTCCATTTGTTTTTTCAACATGTCAACAAAAACTTTAACATATTCTTTTTTATCTGCTAGATCAAGTTTGCCTTCTTCAATTTCAAGTTTAGTTCTAAGTTCAGCTTCTTTCATAGCTTCTTTAGATGCTCTGTTTTCTTCAGCTTGTTCTTCTCTAGACTTAGACTGGGCCGTTGCTTTAAGCATATCAATAATCTGACCAGTCTCTTTCATTTCAAGTTCTTTGTTCTTTAGTTCAAGTTCTGCCGCATCAGAAGCTGTCTGTGCTTGTATCTTGGTTTGTTCAAGTTGTACCTTGGCTTGTTCAAGGGCAACAAGCTGCTGCTCTGGTGACTGCGCTTGACCAGCAGCCATGTTAGCATTCATGACTTGTTGCGCTGCCTGGGCTAGTGCCATCTCCGTAACAGTAGGTGTAATCTGAGAAGGATCAACCTGTTGCAACATTTGTTGCGCTACACCATTCATTTGTTCCTGATACTTCATTACAGAATGCTCTTGAATATTAGCTTGAAGAATAGGTGAAATTCTTTGCATAATAGGATTACCACCATTAGCTGGGTCTTGCAGGTAAGCCATCTTTACCTGTATGTGAGCATCATGGTTCTGTCCTGGAAAAGCAGAAATAGGCAATCCTTTAGTAGCAGCCATAATATCTGAAACAGGATCAAGTGGCTGTGGTTTAATCTTTGGTGGAATAATCTCATCTACGTTTGGCATGTTGGTTGCATTTAGAATTGTTCTGTTAAGAACTTCCATATTAAACATACCAGGAGGAGATTGCTGTGCCATTTGAAGAACCATGTTAGATAACATAATACGATGAGCATTGCTAGGAATATTAGGATCGGATACTGGAATAATATCAATACGACCATCAAAATCATTTTTAAAAATACTACGACTTTCAAAAGGAACATCATATGGATATTCATTAGGAAGATAGTCATAGTCAATTCTAGCTAAAATTCTAAATTCATCTTTCTGAGATTTATGTAATCTTTTGTGTACGGCACTAAAGAATTTACTGGAGGCTTCCAACAAAGCCATAGTAGTACCAACGGGTCCATAGGAGGCAGCATCAGAAATAACTTGTTCTGTGCTGTCCGCAAACTTCTGACCAGCAGCAGTTACGAAATTCAACATCTGGAAAAGAACAGAGGAAGGCTCTTTATAAGGAAGGGAAACAATAGCCTTTGACAAATCCATTCCAGTTGCCTCAACCTCCTTGAACTCGCCGGGAGAAATAGGTTCGTTGTCACCAACGACTCTAACTCCCTTGGCCTTAAATCCTCCTGGTAGATTTGCAAATTGCCCTGCATCTATTAATGATCTCATTGCAGCAGTAGCACTCATGGTCAAATTACCAAGGAAGTGGATTAGGCCCAAACCGTAAAAACCAAAACCAGGAACAAATCTGTAATGCACAAAATGGCTAATCTTTTCTTTGTTCACGTCATTCTGTTTATAGTTTCTACGAATACTTAAAACTTTTCTAGATTCTTTTTCTACTGTTACAATGTACGGAAGATTTTCATCGTCTTCGATATCCATGTAGCAGTGCTGTTCAAGAAGAACATATTGTGGATCATGGTCATATGCAGGAGACAATCCAATAATTGTATCCATCTTTTCACTGAAAGATGTTGTTGGATTAGAAGAGGGTTCTATTAAATCTACATCATTATAAATTCCTGCACGAATATCTTTATTAAGTTCTACAGGACTGCGATAAATTACATGCGTATACCTATCAGCATTTGATAGGTCTGTAGCATAGTAAGACACATAGAACTGATCAATAGGAATAAATTCAGACTTAGGACGCTTAACGGTAGCATCATAGTATAGCTTTTTAAATGCGGACCCAATCAACGGCAAATGAAAAAGCATTCTTTCAAATTCATCAAAGTACTCAGGCATCTGTTCCGTAAGTTGATAGTTCATGAAGTTTTCAACTCTATTTGCCTGTAGTTCTTTTTCTGCTGTAGTCTTGCCAAGTATTTGAGCTTTTACTGGACCCTTTGATGGGAATAGTTCATTAGAAGCTTTTGATTGAAACTTAACAGCAGACTCAATAAGAAGAGGATGCACGGCTGTACATGCACCCTCAAAAGGTTCGGAACCTTGTTCTAATTTTAAACCAAGAAGGTCGAAGCCTCTTTCAAACATAGACTCCCATTCTGACCTAGAGTCTTTATCAGCTTCATAATTGTCAATAACATTCTGAGCAATGTCATCTAGTTCGCCTTCTTCCATAGTATCAGCAAGATTGCCATACCATTCAGAAATTTCTTCTGAGGCTTCCATCTCAACATTTTCACTAAAGTCTACAATAACACCACCATCATCCGTTACCTCAAAGGTAGCAGGAATGTCATTGTTATCTTCTACTTCAAGAGGTACAATCTCAGCAGTCTCTTGAGGTATCATATCATATGGATTTTTTTCTGTAGCCATTAAACATTCCGAGTTAAACTATCTGATGTATTAGGATAAAGAAGATCAGCTAAATATTCTTGATATGCACTAGGTTTAATTTTTTCTTTTTCAGCAGCCTTCACTTCTTCTTCTTCCTCTTCTTCTTTGGGTGCTTCTGTTACCGCTTCTCTTTTCTTTGGTATAATAGATTCATTACCACCATCTTGGGGAGACAAGTCTCCAAGCTGACCAGAAGCAAGTTGAAGATCACCGTTAGCCTGTACTAAATAGTCAAGTCCAGTTGCAGGATCAGTAGCTAAACCAATAATACTTGCACCTGTTGCTTTTTCACCAATAAACTTTAAAGCAGAAAGCGGCCCTGGCATCGCAAGATTAGCTGTTAATCCTATCAAATTATCCATTGTACTTCTTTCACGTACATTAAGACCTAAATTTTCATAAGATTGCAGAACACCTTTTTCTTGTGGCGTAAGTTCTGCTAAAGGATTCAAGCCTCTAAGTACATCTCCAATAAATCCAAAAAATCCTGGTTCTTCAACAGAACCTCCACTTTCAAAAAGGTCATCTGACTCACTTTGTTCTTTAGCTGCCTTTTCTCTTTCTTTTGCTGCTGCTTTATTTATAGCACTCGTGCGTTTTTCAAAAATATCTGCTAACGTACCTTCTGGACCCCCAAATCTATAGCCAGTATTAACTGTATTTGCAAAATCTGCTACACCTTTTTCACCAAGACTTCCTAGAAATCCTGCAAATCCTTCTGGGTTTCCTGGATTAGCTTTAATATAATTCGTATATGCCAAATTGTATGCCGTTGGATTTTTTTCATACAAATCATTAGCAAGGTCTATGCCTGATCGTTGAGGACCGGCATAAGGACCAATAGCATCATAGGCATACGTGCCATCTAAACTAAAACTTGGGCCTCCTCTAGCCCATGCGGCTTCTGCATTAGCTTCAGCTTCTGCCAACATTGCATCTTGTTCTGCTGCATATTCAGCAGCAGCTAGTGCATCCTGGTATGAAGTGTCTTCATCTGATAGTCCGTCATTGCCGTCTGTGCCACCGTCTGTGCTTCCAGTACCTGTCATTCCTGTATCATCAAAACCACTATCACTATAACTTCCATAATAAAACTCAGGAAGACCAGTCATAGGATTAATCGTACCTGCACCACCCATTCTTTTTAACATAGCAGCTTCATTAGGATTAATATGAGCAATCATAGTATCACCACGGCGACCATACTTAGCTATGTCGCCATACTTTAGCTCATTAATAAATTCTGCCATGTGTTGGTTTTTCATCGTGCTATACTCGACTTTCTGTAGTTGACGGTATGATACCAAAAATCTTTAAAAGATAATTTACACTTAACAATAAGTTTTTTAGTTTTATAATTCATTTACCCTTCCTTTATTATAACATATTTTTCTTAATATCGCAAATCAAACATTCCAGTATGTAGCTTTTTTACTCCTACGCTCCTCGTCATACTCTGGATCATCGGGGTGGGTCAAGTGCCAAGAGTCTTTCATATAATGCACTGCCATCGTTAAGGCATCCACTTGGTCATCATGTGCTGCATTAGGAAACCGTATAAGTTCCTCTACCAGATCATCCGCCCATTTCTTGTTCATGGGTATCCACACTCTACCAGATTCCATCATGGGTGTGGCCGCATAAACTCTGGATACTTTATCTCTATCTGGATTATATTCCAATACAGGAAGACCTGATCTACGCATATCCTGTATAAGAGACTGACCACTTGCTTTCTTTTCTACCATACAGACATCAGGTTTGTGTTGATTGTATAGCTTCTGTGAAAGCCGCCTTAATTCTGGATATTCAAATCTACCCTTGATATTCCCCAACAAAATTAAATTAGGAGCAAAACTTTCGTAACCCTCTTCATCCTGGTTATGCATATAGAATATACCCCAGGTTTGTATAACACTGTAGTCAGCCGTATTGGAAGTAGAGAAGGCTGTATCAAAGGTTTGTATTACAAAGTCACACGTAGGTGGTTCCGCATACTCCCAGTTCTGTAACCATTTCTTTTTTATTAACCCTCCCTCTTCTGGAGTAGGGTCTTGCATGTATAAGGCATTCCAATACCTGCTGCCATTCGATGCTTTAATTTCATTTTCATCTACCTTCAGAACATGGTCTGGTTTCCACTCAGGAAAATAACTAGACCCTACAGGTAGGTCAAGTAAATCTGCTGCATCATCATCAAGCCATGCCGGTATCTTAACAACATCCCATGGTATAGTTTCATAGTCGGGCATGTTTTCTTGTTGCTTTAACAGCCAACCACATAGATCATCATAGTGGTATCTGGTATTAATAATAACAATAGCACCATTGGGCATGATACGTGTTCTCAAACCAGCAGGATACCATTCCTTGATAAACCTTCTACCCGCACTGGAGATCGCATCTTCTTCAGACATAGCGTCATCTAGTATTGCTACATGTGCGCCACGTCCAGCAATCTGTGATCTAACACCAGCCGCATAGTATGTTCCTTCATGGTTGGTCTTCCACTTACCTGCTGCTCTAACATCACTACGAAGTGCCACACCACGAAATATCTTTTGAAACATTTCCATATTAACAATATCTCTGACAGACCTACCAAAGTCACTAGCAAGCTGATCACTATGTGATATAGTTAATAGTTCGTGTTTAGGGTTTCTACCTATGTACCATGCAGGAAACAATTTAGAACAGACAACAGACTTTGATGAGCGTGGTGGTAGAAAGACCATCAGTCTTTTTATCTCACCATTTTCTACCTGTTGTAGTTTTTCAGATATTATTTCTATATGTCTCCCCATCTTAAAGTCAGACACAATAGTAGGGGCGACCAAACGTACAAAAGATAAGAAGTCATCATTACATTGTAGCTCTATTTGTTGAGACAACAAGGCTTCAAGGTTAATGTAAGACTCTATGTAGTTATTCTGTAGATTACTATTTAAGTTTTCCATAGTACTATTATAACACTTACTAGTAAGTTTCACAATAGGTATACTATAAAAATATAAAAAAAATATATTATAGTAGTTAAATAGTAGGGGCCATGTGGTATTTATGTCACAGTGATGATAGAGTCGATTATTTTTTTAAATATTCGAGAGTATGGTATATATATATACACACACCTGCACGTTTTTTGTGTGTACCCCCGCATCGCATTGGGGAGGGAGAACAAAACCAGAACAAAGGCAACCCTATTCATCTACTCCGTAGTAGTATCTATTGATACTACGGAGTAGATAGAATAGAATATACAACTTCGGCAAGCAAAATCCTT